CCTGACGATGACGGACCTGTTCTGTGGGGCCGGCGGTTCCTCGACCGGCGCCGTGCAGGTCCCCGGCGTGACCGTGCGCCTCGCGGCGAACCACTGGGACCGCGCGATCGAGACCCACAACAGCAATCACCCCGACGTCGACCACCTCCAGGCCGACATCTCCCAGACCGACCCCCGGTTCGTGCCCCGCACCGACCTGCTCTGGGCCTCCCCGGAGTGCACCAACCACTCCCGCGCCAAGGGGCGCAAGCTGCCCACCCAGCCCGACCTGTTCGGCGATGTCCTGCCCGACGCCGCTGCCGACCGGTCCCGGGCCACGATGTGGGACGTCGTCCGCTTCACCGAGGCGCACGACTACCGCGCCGTGCTCGTGGAGAACGTCGTCGAGGTCGTCGACTGGGCATCACCCACTGGCACCCGTGGTGGCCTGTTCCAGGCGTGGCTCACGGCCATGGAGTCGATGGGGTACCGGCACCGCGTCATCAGCCTGAACAGCATGCACGCCCAGGCCGGCGGGCTCCCGGCGCCGCAGTCCCGCGACCGCGTCTACATCGCGTTCACGAAGATGGGCACCCCCGCCCCGGACTTCGAACGGATGCAGCGCCCCCGCGCGTACTGTCCCGGTTGCGACACCGTCGTGGACGCCATGCAGTGGTGGAAGAAGGGCAACGGCCAGACCCGCCCCGGGCGCTACCGCTCCCAGTACCTCTACCGGTGCCCGAACGTCGCGTGCCGTAACCAGGTCGTCGAGCCCGCATGGCTCCCGGCGTCCTCGATCATCGACTGGTCCAACCCGGGCGTGCGGCTCGGCGACCGTGACAAGCCGCTGGCCGAGAAGACCATGCGGCGCATCCAGGTCGGCATCGAGCGGTACTGGACGCCGGTCCACGTCGAGGCACTGGGCAACACCTACGACGCCACCAACCCGCGACACCCGGGCTACGGCCGGGCGGACGGATATATGCGCTCCTGGCCCGTCGGCGAGCCGCTGCGGACGCTCCACACCACCGACTCCAAGGGCATGGCCTGGCACCCGGTCGCCGTGCCCGTCGAGGGCCGCGACGGCAAGGAGCCGATCAGCACCGAGCGGGCCATGCGCACCATGACCACCCGATCCGAGACCGGGCTGGCGTTCCCGCCGTTCCTCGCGGAGCTGCGCGGCGGCGGCTCGACCGCACGGGCCGCGTCCGACCCGATCAGCACCGTGACCGCGTCGGGCAACCACCACGGGCTCGTCGTCCCCTACTACGGGAACGGCAACGCCCGGCCCGCCGGTGACGCGCTGCCCACCGTGACCACCATCGACCGCCACGCACTAATCCACCGCAACAACGGTGGCGGGCCCGAGATGACCACGCCCGCCTACGAGCCCGTGCGCACCATCACCACGGCCGGCCACCAGTCGGTGCTCCAGGCCGACCGACCCACCCTCGACCTCGACGACGTCCGCTTCCGGATGCTCGAGCCGTCCGAGATCAAGCAGGCCATGGCGTTCCCCGCCGACTACCTCATGGCGGGCAACCGCCGCGAGCAGGTCAAGCTCGCCGGCAACGCCGTCACCCCGCCCGCCGCACGCGACCTCGTGTCCGCCGTCGTCGAGGCCATCACCGGGGAGGTGGCGGCATGACCCCGCCAGACGACATCAAGAAGATCGACAGCGCCCACATGCCGAGCATCGCCAAGTCCGAAGCCCAGATCGCGAGGGACGCCGAGCACGCACGCCGCAACATCGCGCGCCGGCTCCCTGGCGAGAGCGGCAAGGCCGAGACCGAGACCGGCAAGGGCTTCTGGAGCCTGCTTGGCATCGGGAAGGAGAAGAAGTGATGCGCGCCTACCGCGGGAAGCAGAACATCCCCAAGCACCGCACCGTGGCACTGCCCGGCCCTGTGCCCGTCATCTCCCCCAACGCCCGCCCGTGCGACGACGACCTCGACCTGTTCTTCGAGGGCGACGGTGAACGCGGGGAGGCCAAGGTCCAGCGCGAGAAGAAGGCCAAGGCCATCTGCGCCACGTGCCCCATCGAGACGCGCCAGGCATGCCTCGACACCGCGCTCAAGGCCGAGGGGAACGCGCGTACCGGGCGGTACGGGATCTTCGCCGGCCTGAACGGTGTGGAGCGTGCGCGACTCGCCAAGAGGCGACAGGAGGAAGCGGCGTGAAGCGCGCACCGGCACCCGAGGACTACGAGCGCATGACCGACGTCGTCCGCCAGGCCGCCGCCGCCCTCGTCCGCGAGGAGGCCGACGCCGTCGCCGAGCGCCGCGCGCGGGTCGCAGAGCGCCGCCTGAGGGCACGCCGGAAGCAGGCCGAGATCGGCGCCCACACGGTCGCCCAGGCGCGCGTCCTGCTGCCCGTCTACATCGCCCAGCACCACGACACCGAGGAGCTGCAGGCCATGCGTCTGGCAGCGCTGGAGGCGGACAGCGTGGCGTACGGCGACCCCCGCCGGCGGGCGGATGCCGCGTGAGCCGACTCCTCGCCATCGACCCAGGCAACCACGAGTCCGGGTGGGTCGTCATCGACGGCGACCTCAAGCCGCTCCGCTTCGGCAAGGCGCCGAACAGCGAAGTCCTCTACTGCATCGCGACCGAGGCTGTCGGACGGGTCGTGATCGAAATGGTCGCTTCCTACGGCATGTCTGTCGGTGCCGACGTCTTCGAGACCTGCGTGTGGATCGGGCGCTTCGCACAGGCTGCCGAGTACACCCGTTCGGAGGAGGCCGACCTCATCAAGCGCCACCCGGTCAAGGTGCACCACTGCCACAACGCGAAGGCGAACGACTCGAACCTGCGCCAGGCGCTCGTTGACCGGTTCGCCCCCGGCCAGCCCAACCATGGCAAGGGCACCAAGGCCGAGCCGGGCTGGTTCTACGGGTTCCGCGCCGACATCTGGCAGGCCTACGCCCTCGCGGTCTACGCCGCCGACACCACTGAGGAGGTCCCATGCCCTACGGGCTCGTAGACGACAAGCTCCACTCGTCCATCAAGTGGCGCATGGCCTCGAAGGGTGGCCGCGCACTGTGGACCACGGCGCTCTCGTGGTGCATGGACCAGCTCACCGACGGGCACGTGCCCAAGGGGATGCTCCGGATGCTCGACGGCTCGCCAGCCGACGCTCGATCGCTCGTCACGGTCGGGCTATGGGAGGCGTCCGAGGGTGGGTGGCAGTTCCACGACTGGCTCGACTACCAGCCGGACGCCGCCAGCATCCGGGCGAAGCGGGAGAAGGAGTCCGAGGGCGGGCGTGAGGGGAACCACGTTCGGTGGCACGTCCGCCGGAAGCTGCACGTGCCTGAGTGCGAGTTCTGCCAGGCCGACCCCGTCTACGCGCCGTCAGGTACCCGATCGGGGGGGCGATCGGGTCTAGGAATCGGGGGGGAATCCTCCCCGGCCCCGGCCCCCTCCCCATCTACTTACTCAAGCAAGAAGAGACCGGCGCCCCCCGTAACGCGCGCGTACGACGAGCCGCCGCCGGACTTCGATCAGCCCGAGTTCGACGCGAAGAAGCTCCTCGCCTCTGCTGGCCTCGCCCAGTCCGAGGTGCGCGACTTCCTGGTCGACCTCAAGGCCGGCCCGAAGCCGATCCGCAACACCACGGCCCTGATCAACGCCCTGCACCGCGACGGGAAGCTGCCCGGCCGCATCGCCGAGTGGCGCACCGAACGCGACCTCGCGACCGAGGCCAAGGCACGCCCCTCCGGCAAGCGCACCACGAGCGACAAGGTCCGCGACGGGTTCGCCCTCGCTGAACGCCTGGCTGCCGAAGAGGCCGCCGAGAACGTCGTCCACCTCCGCCAGATCGAAGGAGCCTGACCATGCCCGTCTCACCCGCCGTCGGTGCCGCCCTCCTGGCCTACGCCGCGGCGACCGACAACCGTGAGGTCACCGAGGAAGCTGCCCGCGCCTGGGCCGACGTGCTCGACGACGTCGTCACCCCCGCCGACGGGAAGGCCGCGATCATCGCCCACCGCCGCTCGAGCACGGACTACCTGATGCCGATCCACGTGAACGCTGGGGTTCGGGCGATCCGGCGGAAGCGGACCGAGACCATCGGCGGCATCGTCCCGCCGGCCGAACTGAGCGTGGCCGACGACGTCGCGTGGCTTCGGGCCTATGTCCGCGCCATCGGGGACGGCAAGACGGAAGACGCCGCGACCAAGCGTGCATGTGACGCCGTCGGGGTCGAGGTGCCTGCGCAGATCGAGGGGACGCGGCGCATGCCCGCCGTCGGGCACCTCGTGCAGACCGTGCCCCCGGTCACCCTCGCCCACCAGATCGGAGACAAGCCCGCATGAGCACGCACCAGCCCGCCACCTGCTCGACACCACCCCCGCACTGCGAGTCATCCCCGGAGGAGCCGCATGACCTTCACCGCCCAGTACCACGGCCGCTGCGGCTCTTGCGACGAGCCCATCCAGCCCGGCGACCAGGTCGAGTACACCGACGCCGGCGGCGTGCTCGTCCACACCGACTGCGACGACCTGCCGCACCCCGAGCGCGACGCGCCCATCTGCCCGACCTGCTGGCTCACCCAGCCCTGCGACTGCGCGGAGGAGCTGTGACCGGCCTCTGCGACTTCTGCGGCAAGTCGTCCCACTACTCGCACGCCGGCTGCTCCCCCGAGGCCGAGGCGGCACGAGAGCTCGACGACGACCCCGGACCCGACGAGCAGGTGATCGAGTACGCCGAGATCCCCCTCACCCAAGGCTTCGTCGCCAAGGTCGACCTCGAGGACTACGAGCTGGTCATGGCTGCCGGCCCGTGGCACGTGATCCTCGACCCTGCCGGCGTCACCTACGTCAGGCACAGCGCACGGCGAGACGGCAGGGTCACGACGATCGGCCTGCACAGGTTCCTGACGGGCTGGCCCCTGACCGACCACCGCAACGGCGACGGTCTCGACAACCGCCGCGCAAACCTGCGGCAGGCGACGCCGCAGGAGAACGCCCGCAACGCGACCCGCAACCGGAAGAACACCTCAGGCTTCAAGGGCGTCTGCTGGGCCAAGAGCCACAGCAAGTGGCGGGCGAAGATAGGCGTGAACGGCCGCCGGCGCCACCTCGGCTACTTCGCCACGGCCGAAGACGCCGCCCGCGCGTACGACGCCGCAGCCCGTGAGCACTTCGGCGAGTTCGCCTGGCTGAACTTCCCGGCCAGCCCTCAGGAGAGGGGCGCCGCATGACGGACTCACCCGCCGACCCGCCGCCGTTCATCCGCGGGCCCGGTCCCGACTACGACCCGCCCCCGCTCGAGCAGCTGCGCGACCCCGCGGTCCAGGAGCGCGTCAACTCCGAAGGCGCCGCCCTGGTCCGCGACGTCATCGCCACCATCCCCCGACGGTCCAGCAAGCCCGCCGACCACTGCCCCACCCACCCCGACCAGCCCGGCGGCAGCACCGGCGCCGGAGACCCCTGGTGCGGCGACTGCCGCCGCGCCGAACGAGAGGAACACCGATGAGCCAGCCCACGAAGTACCGCAAGAAGCCCGTCGTCATCGAGGCCATGCAGGTCGTCGACGACCTGAACAATCACCGTGCGATCGCCCAGTGGATCACGGACAACGGCGGTCAGGCATCGCTCCCGTTCCTCGAGCCCTACCTGGTCATCAAGACCCTGGAGGGCGACATGCGCGCTGACCTTGGCGACTACGTGATCCGGGGTGTCCAGGGCGAGTTCTACCCCTGCAAGCCGGACATCTTCGCCGCCACGTACGAACTCGCCGCCGGAGCCGCAGCGTGAACGCCCCCGTGCCCGACCCGGCGCTGAGCGCCTGCCACATCGACGAGTCCGCCGGCATGGACCCCGCGGTGAACCCGCCTGCCCACGCCGCGAGCATCCCGACGACCCCGTGCGACGTCTGCGGCGTCGCGTTCGAGCCCGGACACCGCTGGTGGTACCACGCACGCCTCGGCGTCTACGTCCACCCGTTCTGCGCGACCCACAGCCCTGTGCGCGGCGAGGACATCACAGAGCACACCATGATCTGGGGCAAGGTGCCGACCGGCCTCGAGGTGGCCAGCCCGAGCCCCCGGTGCTTCTGCGGAGACGCCCACCTGTCGGGGACCTGCATGTCCGTGGACGGGCGTGAGGCCCTGCGCACCGCCCCCGCAACCGGCGGCATCGTCGACCCCAGCACGCCCCACGGCGGGACCGAGGGCACCGAGTGCCTGATCCCGCTCGGCCAGGGGGCCATCTCGCTCGGCGACAAGCTCCGGCACATCGCGGCGACCGAGGAGACCGTGCTCGGCGGGTACGTGGTCGACCTCCTCGCCTACCGAGCCGACGAGCTGGAGCGGGAGCGGTACGAGGCCAAGGAGCGTGCCAGGCTCGCGGTGGAGCAGTGCCGTCACCTCCACCAGGACGGCCTGACCCGCGAGGAGTGGCACAGGCGGCACTGCGGTGCCGTGCAGCCCCTCCAGGACGTCGGGGAGTTCGTGGCCGAGATCGACACCGACATCCTGCACGACGGGTCGTACGCAGAGATCCTGCGGGCCGAGTTCGGTGCGCTCCGTCGTCAGCTGGACGAGGCGCGCGCCCAGGTCGAGCGGGTGCGGGCGCTGCACCGGCACGGCCCGGACCACCTCTGCACCGAGTGCCAGGGCCAGTACCCCTGCCCGACCTACCTCGCCGTGGGCGGCACCCAGTGAGCCGCCCGCAGGCCGCCTGCTCCAGCTGCGGCGAGAGCGTCGACGCCCCCGACAGCGACCTCGGCCGCGCGATCGCCGCGGCGTTCGAGGACATGCACCGCGGGCACACCAAGACCGCGGAGGGCAAGGCGTGAGCACCGTGACCCGCTGGCAGACCGCACGCAAGGACTACCAGTGTGCCGACGCGTACATGTGGGCGCACGCCGGCCGGATCAGCCGGGGCGACCGCTACGCCCTCGTGACCGTGCTCCGGAGCGACGTCGTCAAGTTCGGGACACGGGCCCGGTACTGCTCGCAGTGCGCCGTCGGACACCCCGACGTGACGCCCGACCCGAAGGGAACAACCACATGACCAACTCCATCTCCGACCGGCAGATCGCCGCGCTGCAGGGCATCGCGGACGGGCTGCAGGAGGTCGCTGCCGCCATCCGGCAGACGGAACGGCCGGGGCCCTGCCGCTGCTCCACCGTGCCCGTGTTCGACCCGCTTAGCCCGCTCGACCCGCTCGTGCGCAGGACCGACTGCCCGTGTGCCGCCTGCGACCCGGGCCTGATCCTCGATGGCAAGCCCACCGGCCTCCCGTCCCGGATGAGCGTCTGCCCCGACTGCGGGAACAAGCGGTGCCCCAAGGCGGCGAACCACGCGAAGTGGGAGTGCAGCGGGAGCAACGAGGTCGGGCAGGTCGGCGTGCCTGCTGAGGGCACCCAGATCGCCACCCAGGAGCCTGCCGAGGCCCAGGTCGAGCGCGTCCTCGCCCTCGCCCAGAAGTTCCACGCCGACGGCGCCATCATCGCCGCCCGGATGGTGCGGGAGGCGGTGGCGGGAAGGGCGTCGGGCGGGCCTGTCACGCCGCACCCGTACATCGTCGGCGAGCAGGGACCCGTGCAGGCGGTCGTCGTCGATAGCCAGGCCGTGCCGAGCGAGAACGAGGAGGACGGCCGTGGCTGACACCTGCATCTTCTGCGAGATCGCCGCCGGCGACGCGCCCGCCGAACTGGTCGCGTCATACCACCACACCATCGCCATCGTGCCCATCAACCCGGTCACGGCGGGCCACATCCTGTTCATCCCGCGGCGCCACGTCTCCGACTTCACTGCCAACCCTGAGGTGTCCGCCCAGACGATGCACGACGCCTCGCTGTACGCGGGAACCACAGGCGCGGCGTTGAACCTCATCACCTCCCGAGGCCGCGCCGCCACGCAGTCCGTCTTCCACCTCCACCTGCACCTCGTGCCACGCCGCAAGGACGACGGGCTCGCACTGCCCTGGTACTCCGGGAAGGGAAACCACACATGAGCCGACGCCGCAGCCGAGCGGTCGCCCCGCTGCTCGCCCGCGCGCACGAGGATGCCGAGACCGAGACGTTCGGCAAGGTCCGCGAGCAGCTGCTCACCATCGCCGACACGTGGCCCGTCCTGGCCGTCCTGCTCGCCGCTGGATCCACGCCAGGGTCCGGCGGTGGCAAGCCTGCCTCTCGTGCCCCCATCGACGCTCACGTGGCCGACGTGCGGCAGGAGCTGGCGCTCTGGGTCCGGTTCCTCGCCCGGGTGCTCATGGAGGAGGTGACCGTCGAACGCACGGTCATGCCCCCATGGGCTGACGCAGGGGTCCACGCTGCTCCGTGGGCACCTCCGAGCCAGGACACCGGGGAACTCGCCCACCACATCGCCACAGAGCGCCTGGGGCACTTCCTCCACCACGAGGACGAGCACCTGCGCATCGAGTTCATGGACGACGCCGAGCGGCTCGCAGGGCTCGCACGGCGCACCGCATGGCCCTCAGGCGCCCGGTGGATGCGTACCGGCATCGACTGCACCGAGCACGGGACCTCCGAGCTCGGGCAGCGCGTGGCCTGCCAGGGCGAGTACCGGGTCTTCATGCACCCCGGCGCCTCGGCGGTCGGCGACATGGTGTGCAGCGAGGACGGGGCGCACGCCATCACACCGCTGGAGTGGCAGAGGGCCCAGCGCCGTCGGCCACTGAATGCGCAGGCCGCGGCGCGGTTCGCCCAGACGTTGCGGCTTGCGCGTGTCGGTTGACAGCGTGTCGATGACTTGACATCGTTCGTGTTGTACTGACATTCGTGTCGGACGGGAGGCCCGATCTCATCAGAGGTCGGGCCTCTCGCATGCCCGGTTGGAGGCGAGGTGGTCGCACATGGCCACTGGCCCCTGGACCGCTGACGAGCAGGACACGCTGCGCCGGCTCGTCGCGAACGGCGTCGCACAGTCCGAGATCGGCAGGCAGCTCGGCCGGTCCCGCGGTGCCGTCGCCAACCAGGCCGCCAAGCTCGGCGTCCGGTCCGACCGCACCGACACCGTGCGGGCCACCGAGGCGAAGATCCTCGACGCGAAAGCCCTACGCGCTGAGCTCAAGCGGGATCTCCTGCTCGATGCCCAGCGGCTCCGCCAGGCGATGTGGCAGCCCGCCAAGGTGTACAACATCGGCGGCAAGGACAACACGTACACCGAGCACGACGTCGACGAACCCCCGTTCCGCGACAAGCTCTCGATCATGCAGGCCGCCACCACGGCCATCGACCGCTCGCTCAAGATCGACCAGCACGACGCCGACGCCGGCGTCGCCGAGGCCTCCTCGCTGCTGGACATGTTCGCCGCCGCCGTCGAGGCCGTGGCCGACGAGTCCGGGCTGGACGAGACCGAGACGCCGTGACCGCGCTACAGGCCGTCACGGCCGCCATGGTCGCCGTCGTCGCCGCCGGGCTCACCCCCAAGCAGGCATGGTCCATCGCCCGCGCCACCGCCCGCGTGAACGTCTGGCACGGCAGCATCCGCGCCGGCAAGACCATCGCCTCCCTGATCGCCTGGCTGCTGTTCGTCCGCTCCGCGCCCACCACCGGCGCGCTCGTCGTCATCGGCCGCACCCGCGAGTCCGTGGCCCGCAACGTCTTCCAGCCGCTCCAGGACCCCGCGATCTTCGGCAAGCTCGCCCAGCACGTCCGGTACACGGCCGGCGCACCCACCGCGCAGATCCTCGGCCGCACCGTGCACGTGCTCGGCGCGTCCGACGCCCGCGCCGAGATGGTCCTACGAGGCCTGACCGTCGCCGGTGCGTACGTCGACGAGGCGACCCTGGTGGCCGAGGCGTTCTGGACCCAGCTGCTCGGCCGCATGTCCGTCCCGGGCGCGCGCCTGTTCGCCACCACGAACCCCGACGGCCCGGCGCACTGGTTCAAGAAGCAGGTCGTCGACCGCGCCGTCGAGCTCGGCTACAAGGTCTTCAAGTTCCGGCTCACCGACAACACGTTCCTCGACCCCGCGTACGTCGCCCAGATCTGCAAGGAGTACACGGGCCTCTGGTACCGCCGCTTCATCCTCGGCGAGTGGGTCCAGGCCGCCGGCGCCGTGTACGAGGGCTGGGACGAGGCACGGCACGTCATGCCGGCCGACGACCTCCCGACCATGGACCGCGTCCTGTCGTTCGGCGCCGACTACGGCACCGTGCACGCCACCCGCGGCTACCTGCTCGGCATCGGACCCGACACCCGACCAGGGCACGACCGCGAGCACTGCCTGTACATCCTCGACGAGTGGGCACCCGGCTCCATGACCATCGGCGAGCACTCCGCCGACCTGCAGCGCTGGCTGGCCGCACGCCCCGCCTGGGCACCCGAGTGGATCGCCTACGACCACGCCTCAGCGACGTTCGGCCTGCAGCTGTTCCACGACGGGCACCGCAACGTCATGAAGGCGCACAAGCAGGTGCTGCCCGGCATCCGGACCGTCGCCGCGCTGCTCGCCGTCGACAAGCTCGTGGTGTCCGACCGGTGCAAGCACCTGATCGAGCGCCTGCCCGGCTACGTCTGGGACGAGAAGGCCACCAAGCGCGGCGAGACCGCACCGGTCAAGTCCAACGACGACGAGGCCGACGCCCTGCGCTACACCGTCTACACACCGCGTGACCGGTGGCGCGACCTCATCCCCCTCGCACCCGCCCTCGACACCGCGCCCGGCGCCGGAGAGGAGTAAGCCCATGCCCCTCCCCACGCCGAACCAGGTCTGGCCGCCCGCCGCGCTGGCGAACATCCGGCCCAAGCTCGAAGAGTGGGACGCCTGGTACCAGGGCGACCCCGGCGTGCTCACCAGCGTCTACCAGAGCCGCACCGGAACCTCGGGGCAGACGGTCCGGCCCTCGCAGTTGGCCGGCGGCGTCGTCGGCGCCGCAGCCCGGTTCTGGTGGGGCCGCCCGCAGGTCGACCTGACCCAGCCGCGGCGCGCGCAGATCCACCTGCCGATCCCGACCGACCTCGCCCGCGTCTCGGCCGACCTGCTGTACTCCGAGCCGCCCCGGCTCGGCGTCGGCGACGAGGCCGAGCGGAGCGACAAGAGCGTCACGCAGGACCGGCTGCTGGAGTACGTCGACGACGGCTTCCACGACGTCCTGGCCACCGGTGCGGAGGTCGGCGCGGCGCTCGGCGGACGCTTCCACCGCGTCACATGGGACGCCGACCTGCTCAAGCGGCCGTTCCTGTCCACCGTGGACGCCGACGCCGCCTGGCCCGAGTTCCGCTGGGGCCGCCTGGTCGCCGTCACGTTCTGGCACGTCGTCGCCGACGACGGGCGCACCGTCCGCCGTCACCTCGAGCGGCACGAGCTTGATGGCCAGGGCATCGGCATCACGCTGCACGGCCTGTACGAGGGCACGAAGGACAACCTCGGCCGGCTCATGGCCCTGGCCGACGACCCGGTCACCGCCCCGCTCGCGCGCCTCGTGGACTCCGACGGCGCGGTGGTCGCCGGCCGCACCCCCGGCCTGGCCGTGGCGTATATCCCGAACCAGACGCCGAACCGGTCCTGGCGGAAGAACCCGGTAGGCAAGCACCTCGGGCGCTCCGACTTCGACCAGTGCGAACCGTTCTTCGACGCCGCCGACGAGGCGTACAGCTCGCTCATGCGAGACATCCGCCTCGCCAAGGCCCGCCTGATCGTGCCCGAATCCATGCTCGACACGCTCGGCCCCGGTCGCGGCGCCTCGTTCAACCTCGACAAGGAGGTCTACGAGGGCGTGCGCATGCCGCCGCTCGAGGACGGCAGCGGACAGAAGCTCATCACCGCCCAGCAGTTCGACATCCGGGTCGAGGAGCACCTGCGCGTCATCGACGACCAGGTGCAGCGCATCATCTCCACCGCCGGCTACTCCTCCCAGACGCTGTCCGACGGCGTCGAGGGCGGCGGCACGATGACTGCCACCGAGGTCCACTCCCGCGAGCGGCGCTCCTACCTGACGCGTGACCGCAAGATCCGGCACGAGCGGCCCGCGCTGCTCCACCTGGTGGGCAAGATGCTCACCATCGACACCGCGGTGTTCGCCACGAGCGGGCTCAACGACGAGGGCCTGCGAGCAACGTTCGCCGACACCGTGCAGGACTCGGTCCTCGCCCTGGCGTCCACTGCCCAGCAGCTCAAGGCCGCGCAGGCCGCGTCGATCGAGACCCGCGTGCAGATGGTCCACCCGGACTGGACGCCCGAGCAGGTCGCGGCCGAGCGAGACCTCATCCTGCAGCAGGAGGCTCCGCCGCTGGCCGACCCGTTCGCGATCGGGCAGCGAGACCCCGAGGAGCCGGACCCGGACGACGAGGGGTAGCCCATGGCGCAGTGGATCCCCGACGACCGTGACGGCCTCGACCGGCTCGTCGCCGAGCTCGTGGAGCTGTTCTCTTCGGCCGAGCGGCGCCTGGTCGGCGCCGTCGCGCTCCAGGTCCGGGCCGGGATCGAGGCCGGCGAGGACAGTCCGCAGCGCATCCTGAACCTCGGAGCCCTGTCGGTCGAGTCGACGCGCGTCGCACGCTGGCTTCAGCAGACGTCTCCCGAGGTGCTCGACCGGGTGCTGGCCACGGCCCAGACGCGGGGCATCACCGCGGCGCTGGCCGAGCTGTCCGCCGTTGTCGGGACCACCGGCGCGGCGACGGCAGCCGCCGTGGCACCCACGACGTCCGTGGTGGCCGCGTCCGTCCTGTCCGGGGCCGCGGCTGCCGCTGCGATCCGCGCCGACCTGACCAACGCGCTCGACGACGTGGTGCGTCGGGTGCTGCGGTATCCCGACGACGTCTACCGCCGCGCCATCGCAGCGTTCGCCACCGACGTCCCGCTTGGCCTCGGCACGACCCACACCGCCCAGCAGGGCGCGTGGGGCCGCCTGCTCGCTCAGGGCGTCACCGGGTTCGTCGACAAGGCCGGCCGCCGCTGGAACCTCGCCAGCTACGTCGAGATGGCCACCCGCTCGGCGACACGGCGGGCGTACGACGACACCAAGATCGCGACGATGCAGGACCACGGCATCTCGCTGGTGTCTATCGTCGTCGGCTCCGGGGCGTGCGAACGCTGCGCCCGCTGGTCCGGGAAGATTCTGCGCACCGACGGCGGCCCGACCGGGCGTATCCGCGTCCCGCGGGCGAACGGCGACGGCGAGATCACGGTCAACGTGGCCGCCACCCTCGATCAGGCCAAGCACGCCGGCTGGCGGCACCCGAACTGCCGGTGCTCCACCGTGGCGTACCTGCCCGGCCTGTCCGTCATCCAGGACGTCACCCACTACGACCCTGACGCCGAGGCGGCACGGCAGAAGCTGCGCTACCTCGAGCGCGAGACCCGCAAGGTGAAGGTCGAGGCCATGGCCGCCGTCGGCGACGCCGAGAAGCGCGCCGCGAACGCACGGGTCCGCGCCTACCAGGCCAAGATCCGCGACCACGTCGCCGAGACCGGCCTGGTCCGCCAGAGGAACCGCGAACAGATCGACCTCGGCAACGTCGCGTAGTCGTCAATGCGGCTGTGCAGACGACCGGAGCCATGCGTGCGCTTCGGCCAGTTCCTTCGCCCCCTCTGCGAGGTCCCGAGCTCCGGTCGGTGCTCCGGCCTCGGCGTGCTCCGCAGCCCGATCAGCCAAGACGCCGATCGCCGTCTCCAGCTTTGTCTGCGCTTCCTGGTTGGTCGACATGACACCCCTCCCCGATCTCCCCGCCCGCCTGGTGCGCGCGGGTCTCGCCGTTGAACTTACGGCGAACCACCGACATCGACCCGCCCAGGAGGCGTCACATGTCCCGTTTCACCCGCCTGCCGATCCTGCCCACCCCCGGCCTGACCGACCCCCGCTTCGCGCGGCTCCGGTTCATGACCGCGGACGCCGGAGCGGCCGGAACCGCTGGAGCGCCTGCCGCACCAGCCCCCGCAGCTCCGGCTGCACCCGCTGCCCCCGCCGCGCCCGCAGTCGACTCGGGCGCGACCGGCAGCACCGCCCCGCCGGCCCCTGCCGCTCCCGCGCCTGGTGCGCCCGCAGCGACCGAGCCGACAACCCCGCCCGCGGCCAACACGCTCCCCACGGACGTACCCGCGCTGCACGCGATGATCGCCGACCTCCGCAAGGAGAACGGCGCTGACCGGACCAAGGCGAAGGCCACCGCCGCCCAGGAGGCGCGGGACGCCATCGCGAAGGACATCGGCAAGGCCCTGGGCCTCGTCCAGGACGACACCCCGCCCGACCCCGCAGCACTCGCCACCAAGGCCCAGGAGGCCACCGAGACAGCACGCACCGCACGGGTCGAGCTCGCCGTGTTCAAGGCCGCGCAGACCGCCGGGGCCAACCCGGTCGCCCTGCTTGACCGCAACAGCTTCACCAAGGCCATCGCCGGGCTGGACCCCGCGGCGGCCGACTTCGACACCAAGGTCACCGCAGCCATCAAGGCCGCGACGACCGCAGACCCCACGCTCCGAGCCCGGGCGGCCGGGGCGAGCAGCGTCGACCACGCCGGCGGGTCCGGCGAGCAGCGCACCGCCAAGGACCTCAGCGTCGACGACGCCGTCCGCCAGCACTACGGCACCTGAGCCGTCTGACCCCACAGGAGCATCCCCATGCCCGTCACCCTTGCCCAGTCCAAGCAGAACGCCGTCCAGGCGTACGACCCCGCGATCATCGACGAGTTCCGCCGGAACAGCTACCTGCTGGACCAGCTGGTCTTCGACGACGTCGTGAACCCCGCCGGTGGCGGCGCCACGCTCGAGTACGGCTACCGCCGCATCATCTCGACGTCGACCGCCGGCTTCCGCGCGATCAACAGCGAGTACGCGCCCACCGAGGCCACGACCCAGAAGTACTCGGTCGAGCTCAAGGTGCTGGGCGGCGCCTACCAGATCGACCGCATCCTGGCCGAGATCGGCGCCGCGGCGTCCGGCGAGGTTGCCTTCCAGTCGCAGGAGAAGGTCAAGGCCACCGTCGCCGAGTTCTGCGATGCCGTGATCTACGGCGACAGCAGCGAGGACGACCGCGTCTTCGACGGGCTGGACAAGGCGCTGGCCGGGTCGAGCACGGAGATCACCCTCGCCCCCGGCGCGGCCGGCTCGGACTGGGTGGGCGTGGCCGACCGCGTGCAGGGCCTCGCCGCCCTGCGCCACCTGCGCCAGCTGCGCGCCAAGATGGACGGCGACCCGTCCGCGTACCTCATGAACGCGGACGCGCTCATGGCCCTGCAGTCCATCGCCGAGTACGTCTCGCAGCTCGGCGAGATCACCGCGTTCGGCCAGACCGTCACCACGTGGCGCGGTACGCCGCTGCTCGACCTCGGCGACAAGCCCGGCACGTCCGACCCTGTCATCCCGATCAGCGGGACCGGCACCACGGACATCTACGCCGTGCGCATCGCCCGCGACGGCTTCCACGGCGTCTCCACCATGGGCGGCCGGGTTATCAAGTCGTGGCTGCCCGACTTCACCTCGTCCGGTGCCGTCAAGACCGGTGAGGTCGAGATGGGCCCGGTCGCCGTGGCCCTCAAGAAGACCAAGGCCGCGGCGGTCTTGCGGGGCGTCAAGGTCGCCTGACCCCCTCTCACGACCGGGCGCTCCAACGGGCGCCCGGTCGTGGCCCGCAGCCACACGACCCCTTGGGAGGGGACATGCCCACGAAGATCACCAGCCCGGTCAAGGGCCTCAACGAGCGCACCAGCTTCGGCCCGTTCGCCGTCGAGTTCAAGAACGGTGTCGCCGAGACCGACGAGACGCTGCCCGACGGCGTCAAGGCGTACCTCGAGCGGCGCAAGTACACGGTCGAGGAGGCGGGTGCCGACGACGGTCCGTTCGACCCCGCGAAGCACGACATCGCCGAGGTCAGGGCCTACCTGGACGGCCTCGACGACAGCGACCCGGAGGCACGCGACGCGGAGCTCGTGCGCGTCGTCGACGCGGAGAAGGCCGGCAAGAACCGGTCGACTCTTCTCAAGGCCATCGAGGGCGTCCCGGCCACCCCGACCCCACCGCCGGCCGACCCCCAGGCGCCCACGGGTGACCAGGGTGACCAGGGCGACGGCAAGTCGCAGGACGGGGGTGACGACCAGTGACCACGGACCCGCGCACCGTCACCGACGTCCAGGTCGGCAGCTCGCTGCGTGACGCGGCCGTCGACCCGCAGCCGGTGGACTACCTGCCGCCCACCAACGCGGGCGAGCCGGGCGAGCTCGGCAACCCGCACGGCCCGACCGTGATCTCCCCCGAGATCCACGGATCGCAGGGCATGCACCCGGTCACCCCGGGGGACGTGTCCGGCACGGCCGCCACTCAGGAGGCGGCGGAGACGGCGCACATGCTGTCGTTCCAGGCCGAGATCGCGTCCCTGGCCGTCACCCCGGCTGCGGCATCGGTCGTCGCCGGCGCCACCGAGCAGCTCACGGCCACCGCGACGCTGCTCGACACCACGACCACCCAGGTCGTCACCGGCGACACGGAGTGGACGACGTCCGACGAGGCCGTCGCGACCGTGGACGCCGCAGGCATGGTGACCGCCGTGGCCGTTGGCTCGGCGACCATCACCGGCGCCTACCGCGGCGAGACCGACACCGCGGCAATCACGGTCACGGCTGCCTGAGACCGCGCGCGGGCGGACCTGCCTCCGCCCGCGCGCCCCAACTTGGTGGGCGGGCGTCAACGCGCGCCGGCAACCCCACGTGAAACTCGCGCGAAGGTGTGGGCAGGGGCTTTCTCTTGCCGGTCTTTCGGGCCCTGCGACGACCCCTCCTGCGCCCGCCCACCATCACCCCCCGGAGGTGCCCATGGTCCTCGTCTACGCCACCACCGCCGACCTCGCGGCCGACCCCTGGCTGCTCACCAGCCCACCGGCCAACGTCGCGCGACTGATCGCCAAGGCGTCACAGATGGTGCGCACCGCGACCAGGACGGTGCTCTACGACAGCGACGCCGCCGGGAAGCCGTCGGACACCGATGTGCTCGCGGGGTTCCGCGACGCCGTGTGCGCTCAGGTCACCACCTGGGTGTCGTCGGGCATCGACCCGACGACGGTCGCGAGTTCCAGCGGCGTCGTGGCGTCGAAGGGCATGGGCCCCCGGTCCGTGTCCTACGCCGGCGCTGAGCAGTCCGCCGCGGCACGCGCCCAGGCGGCTAGCGGCCTGACCGACGAGGCCATGGGGTACCTCACCGACCTCGGGCTGTTCCGCGGCGTCAGGGTCTACGGATGAGCGTCTGGGACGACTGGTACGACCAGACGGTCACGATCCGCGCCCTGACCGGCTCGGGCGGCATGGGCAACGTCTACGCCCCCGCCGTCGAGGTCAAGGCCCTGGTGGACGAGTCCTCGCGGCATGTGCGCGGGCCCGACGGCGCCGAGGTCGTGTCCACCGCGACCGTCTACTGCCCGGCCGGCACCGTCGCGCCACCCGGCTCGCTCGTGCAGCTGCCCGGCGAGGACGGCGAGCGGCAGGTCATCACCCGCAGCCAGCCGCAGACCGGTGACCCCGACCTGGACGGCGTCGACCTGGCGCTGGAGTAGGAGGCCGTCATGACGACCACGTCGGCGGCCGAGCTGGTCGCGCTCGCCCGGCAAGGCATGGCCGATGGGCTGAACCTGTCGGCAGAGCACGTGCGTGGCGTATCTGTCGCACGGACTCCGATCCAGTACGGCGACCTGCGTTCCTCGCAGACCGTCGTGCCCGCTACGGAGAGCGAGCTGCAGTCCGCGGTCGTCTCTGACCTCGACTACGCCGTACCCGTCCACGAGAACCTGACCGCTCGTCACCCGACCGGTCAGGCGAAGTTCCTGGAGTCGGCCAGCCTCGAGAGCATCGCCGAGGTGGAGCGGATCATCAGCGCCGCGATCCGCCGCAAGCTCGGCTAGTCCTCGCGGCTGGGTGCCGGCTTCCGCAGGTACTTCACGGCCGCCGCGACGATCACCGCGGCCCCGCCCAGGAACAGCAGAAACACGGGCGTGGTCCAGCCGACGGCGAGCAGCACGTCCTCGGACACGAACATCGCCACCACGAGCAGAACCCAGGCGGCGACCGGGGCCCAGATGGCCCACTTTTTCCAGTTCTTCATGCCAGCGATGGTGCCACTCGCGCGCCCGCGCGCATACGGATGCAGGGGGTGATCCATTGAAGGACTCCGACCTGATTGTGGCCATGGCCGAGATCCTCAACACGGCCGGAGTCGGCGTATGGAACCCGTCCGGCCCCATCCCAGCCAACGTTGTGGGGGTCTTCTACGGCCCGATCGGCACCTCGCCGGACCAGGCCGTGGGCATCACCCGCTACGGCGGCACGGGACCCCTGACGAACGACGACTACCGCGGCGCCCGCCTGGTGCAGGTCCGTGTCCGTGGCAAGCCGGGCGACCCGAAGTCGGCCGATGACCTCGCCGACGCGGTGGACGCCGTGTTCGCCCGCATGCCCCGCACGCAGGGGCTCTCGTCCGAGTGGGCATCCGGCCCGCTTCCTCTCGGCGCAGATGGCAACCGCCGCACCGAGCTGACCCTGAATTATCTCGTCACCCCGGAGGGCTGATCCCATGTACGACTCCAACCTGCCTGCCACCGCTGAGTACGGCCGCCGATACGAGCACCTGATCGACATCTGGGATGCCGCGGCCGAGGCGGGTGCGGGCGCTTTCATCACGATCCGCCGCTGCGACCAGATCGTCCCGACGATGACCCCGGTGCTGGACAACGCGCAGACGAACGACGACCTCGGCGCCGCCAACCAGGACGTATCGGCGTGGTCCTGGGTCCTCGCGTTCCGCACGATCTTCGCGCGCCTCTCGGCGACGCAGGAGCTCGTGGACGAGTACGCGATCCTCGACGCCGCGTTCGGTGACGCCGTCGGCTCGGCGGCCACGGTCCGCGTGCGCTGGTACAACGCGCCCAAGACCGGCACCGTGGGCGACCCCTCGGGAGCCTGGGAGGGTGTCGGCACCGTCGCCCTCGTGCCGGTCGACGACGGCAACCTGGAGCGCAAGGCCGTCACGATCACCGGCCAGGGGCCGGCTGTACGCCTCGGTAGCAACCCGTTCGTGGGCCGCGCCTGATGGAACTCTCCGGCCTGACCGAGCACCTCAAGGTGATCGAGGCCAAGGACTCGATCACCTTGCCGTGGGAGGGCGTCGAGTATGTCATCCCGCCGCCGGGGCCGGCGCGGCGCCTGCGGTGCGCGATGCTGCTTGCGGCCGTCGGCAGGCCGGACAGCGAGGAGCGGACCGCGGCGATCGCGGCGGCCGTCGGCGAGGACTCCCAGGAGATTGTGGGCTTCGGCAAGAAGGTCGCCGCCCGCCTGGAGGCTGACGATGTGCCGATCCCGGTCCGCGGTCACCTCCTCACCATCGCCCTGATCGCCTGGGTGCAAGGCGAGGCCCGGGCGCAGCAGTACATCGACGCCACGGCGGCCGGTGAGAAGGGCCCAAAAGCGAAGGCGCCCTCGACAGCATCGAGGACTGGAACGAGGTCGGACGCGGCGAGTACGACCCGGAAACGGGCCTCTACGAGCGGTACGACCCCCCGCCGGAGCGCCTCGCGCAAGGCGGCGGGCAGGGCCCCGGCCACTCCGTCGACTGGTGGGACATCCTCACCCGCTGGCCCCTCGTCGTAGCCGATCTCGCGGCGATCTTCCACATCGCCCCAGACCGGATCTTCGAGCAGCCCTGGCCCGCCCTGCGTGGCCTGATTTTCCGCCTGCTCGCCGAGCCCAGCTCGCGACTGCGCAAGAACCTCGGGGGGTGACCGCATGGCCCTCGTCGTAGCGGAGCTGGAGTCCCGGTTCACCGGTGACGTGAAGGACTTCGATCAGGCTGCGGACCGGGTCGAGACCCGGAACAGGCAAATCGAGGGCGCGCGCCCCACGGTCCAGGTCGACGCCAACGTGCAGGACGCGCTGGCGGGCATGGACAAGGTCGAGTCCGGGGCTGGCCGCCTGGAGTCGTCCCGTCCCGAGATCACCGTGGACGCGGATGTCTCCCCGGCCGAGGACGCGCTCGACGGCCTGGCGGACAAGGCTGACGATGCGGGCGAGGACGGCGGCGGGCGCTCCGGCAAGAACATGGCGGCCGGCATCGTCGGTGCCCTGGCGACTATCCCGATCGCGGGCGCCATCGTGGGCATCGCCGCAGCGGCGGGCGAGGCTGTCGTGCAGGGCTTCCAGGACGGCCTAGCCGTCGAGGTGCGGGCGGACCGCCTAGCGGCCGCCACGGGCCTCGACGAGGCCACCGTGGCACGCCTGGGCGCAGCGGCTGGCGAGGCGTACGCGGGAAACTTCGGAGAGTCCATCGCGGCGAACATGGACACCGCGCGGATCGCCGTGCAGTCCGGCCTCCTCGACCCTGAGGCGACCCAGCGTGACGCGCAGGCGGTCATCCAGTCGCTGTCTGGCGTGGCCGACATCCTGGGCGAGGACATCCCCAACGTGGCCCGAGCCACTGCGCAGATTCTGCGCACCGGTCTCGCGAAGGACGCTCAGGGCGCGTTCGACCTGATCATCAAGGGGCAGCAGGCAGGCCTCAACGTGTCCGAGGACCTGCTGGACACCTTCAACGAGTACGGCACCCAGTTCCGCAAGATCGGGCTGGAGGGCCCCGAGGCACTCGGACTGATGTCGCAGGCGGTCAAGGCCGGCGCCCGCGACACCGACGTCGCAGCAGACGCACTCAAGGAGTTCTCGATCCGCGCTGTCGACGGGTCTGAGCTATCGGCCGAGGGGTTCGAGGCTGTCGGCCTGAACGCCGAGAAGATGAGCGACCAGATCGCCGCGGGCGGCCCCAAGGCTGCCGAAGGCCTGGACGCGGTACTCGACGGACTGCGCAAGATCGAGGACCCGGCCAAGCGCGACGCGGCGGCCGTCGCCCTGTTCGGCACCCAGGCCGAAGATCTCGGTGCCGCGCTGCTCGCGATGGACCTGTCAAGTGCCGTCGGCCAGCTCGGCGCCGTCGAGGGTGCCGCACAGTCCGCCCTGGACACCCTGGGTGACAACACGGCAGGCGCCATCGCGTCCGCCCAGCGGAGCATCGAACTCGCAGGGGACGGCATCAAGGGTGCCCTGGCTGAGGCGTTCGCGCCCCAGATCGAGGGGTTCGCAACCTTCGTCTCGGAGAACCGTGAGGCCGTCGTCACGTTCCTGTTCGACGCCGCCAACGCGGCGATCGACTTCGGGCGCGCGGTCGTCGATGGCGCGGCGTCGGGCATCGAGGCGCTCGGCGACTTCGGGGGCTCGCTGGGCCCGCTGATCCTAGGCATGTCCGAACTGGCCACGTCGATCGACCTCGCCCTGCCCGGTGACCAGGAGAGCAAGGCGTTCCGTGACTGGGCTGCGGACGCCGTCGACAACCTCGGCAAGTTCGACGAGGGCACCGAGGTGACGGCCGACGCGATCCGCACCAACCTGATCGAGAACGGCCTGGACCCAGCACAGGACAAGCTCAACCACCTCGGCGACGGCCTCATCAAGAACGCCGCTCTATCAGACGCCACGAACCGGCTGGCTGGCGAGATCGCGGGCGTGGGCTATGCGGCCGACGGCTCGCAGCTGCAGGTGCGCGTACTCAACGGCCAGTTCGACACGACCACCAAGACCGGCAAGCGCCTGGACGGACAGGTCCGCGCCGTCCGCGACAGCCTGTACGACCAGGTTTCTGCCGCAGCGGCGGCCGGCGAGGGACAGAAGTCTCTGCGTGGGCGCGTGGAGTCAGCTCGTGGAGCATTCATCGACCAGATGGAGGCTATGGGGCTGACGAGGGCCGAGGCCGGGAGGCTGGCTGACAGGTACGGCTTGATCCCGAAGAAGGTCCTGACCGAGGCCAACCTGCAGGACAACGCCTCCGCCAAGGCCCGAGGGATCAAGGGTGAGATCGACGCCATCCCGTCGCAGAAGACCGTGACAATCACCTCGATCCTGCAGGTCATCGGCGAGGGTCCGTCGCAGTACGTCACGAAGCGTGCGTCCGGCGGTCCCGTCGGACCTGAGTACGGCGACGTCCTCGTCGGGGAGCAGGGGCCAGAACTGGTCCGCTTCGCCCAGGCGGGGACGGTGATTCCCGCGCCACAGACGGCGGCACTCATGTCGTCTGGCGGGAACGCCGCACCTTCGTCGACGACGTACGCGCCCGTGATCAACAACTACGGCGACAAGGTCACCGGCCAGACGGTCGTCGGGGCCATCCGCCACGCCGAGCTACTTAGTCTCTAGGGGGCTCGATGTCGTTCCTCGTTCTGGTATCGCCGCGCCCAACCGTCGTCGCACCAGTCCGCACACCCGACGTCCTGATGTGGCTGGAGTCGTGGGACGGCACCCAGCGCGTGGAGCTCTCCTCAGGCCCGGTCCGATGGCGCGCAGGCGCCGTCGGGCTGGACGCACCCCCGGTCAGTACTTATCTGTCAGCCGCTCCCGACATGGCCGGCGCCATGCTGACCGACGTGACGACCCTGCCACGCCATGTGCTCCTGCCCGTGACGATCGGCGGCGAGTCCTGGGTGCAGACCTGGGACGCGATCCAGCGAATTCTGGACATCACCGACCCGACCAACGGCGTCGGCCCGGACGGTAACTTCCGCCTAGTGGCCACCTCGCCGCGGGGCACACGGCAAATTGGACTGGTCTACCAGGGTGGGCTGGAGGGTGACGGTCAGCCGTCCCAGGTTCGACAGAACCGGGTCCTGGACCTCGTCGCTCCGCAGCCGTTCGCTGAGGACCGGTCTGAGCAGACCCAGCCGTTTATCCTCGAGCAGGACACGGCGCCGTTCCTGGGTGGCCTGTGGGGATCGATTCACCTGTCCACCTCTGCGGTCGCAGGGTCGAACACCCCGGTCAACATGGCCTCTGCGGTGCCGGTCTACCCGACGATCGAGATCACGGGCCCGGCAGAATCCGTGCTGATCACGGCCAACTCTGGCCTGCGGATCTCCGTGCCCGAGGGCGTGCCCGGTGGGGAGACGCTGCGGATCGTCACCGACCCGCGCCGGAAGTCGATCCGCCTCGACGGTGCGCCGGCCGCTGGGTCGCTCAGCCTGGACTCCCGCCTGGTGCCGTTCGGTCTCGGCACCACGCTCGTGGACGTCGCCGCACCGGGAGCCACCCCGGCGACGCTGCTCCGGCTGACGTGGCGTGGACTACACAGGGGGCTCTGGTGACCTGGACGATCCACCCCCGCAACGGGGATCTCACCCGGACCGCTGACCCCATCGCCCACTACACGTCCTTGGACCTGGTGGAGCGGCACAACCTGCCCGGCACGTGGGTGCTGGAGGCCCCTGGGGACTCGCTGCCGATGTTCACCGCGAACACGGGATGCATTCTCTTCGATGGCCACAACCAGGTCGTCTCGGGGCGGACCCGGCTCGTCGAGCGGGTGTACGAGTACAACGACGAGGGCGTCTTGATCGACAAGACCACGGTCGGGTTCATCGAGGACAACAAGCCGCTCTGGGGACGCCACTGCTACCCCGACCCGACGCACGCGATCACGTCCACGCCGTCCGAGTTTGACGTCTCCCACGACACGCGCACGGGCACACGCGAAGACCTGATCCTGGCGTACATCGGCGCCCACCTCGGGCCCGCCGCGCCGATCACGAACCGGCGCCTGTCCGGCCTGGTCCTGCCGTCCTCCCTGGGGCGCGGCGGGACGACGACGCGCAAGGCCCGCATGGACGTCCTGGGTGACCTGGTGGCCGAGCTCGCCGAGGGCGCGGGCCTGCGCGTGCGGGTCGTGCACGACGAGTCCACCGGGACACCCCGCCTGCTGCTGACGATCGACGAGGTGCAGGACGTCTCCCAGAACGTCGTGTTCGGCACCCCGGGCGTCGCACGGGCCACAGGGTTCGTCGGCACGTACCGGTACCGTCTCGAGGCCGCCGAGGCCACCGACGTGATCGCGTTCTCCGCTGGCGAGAAAGAAGCGCGGCAGGCCACGCGCCTGTCCGACGAGGCTGCGGTCTCCCTGTGGGGGTATCGCTCAGAGCTCCTGATCGACCAGCGCCAGACCGACGACGTGGACGACATCACCGACGCCCTGACCGAGCGCCTCGCGGAGAGCGCCTCGCCGACCAGCGTCGAGTTCACCGTGGCCGAGGGCCCGGACACCAGGTACCGCACGGACTACGACGTCGGCTCCCGGGTGGGCGTCGAGCTCGCGGGGCGCCCGGCGCCGGTGGACAACACGGTCCGCGAGGCCCACACGCGCATCGAGAACGGGCAGCCGGCCGAACCCCGAATCGTGATCGGCACCCCCGGGTCCGAGTCCCGATCCACTAAGGAAGCGGCCCGCGTCAACCGGCTGCTCCTGCGCATGGCCCGGCTCGAAAGGAGCTACTGATATGGCTGACGTACAGGTATTCGAGCCCGAGTTCAACGAGATCTTCACCGACCGTGGGTGGCGCGCCGCGTTCGCCGGCCGCACCGGCATCGTCTGCGACACCGACGGGTCGGCGTTCGGTCTGACCAAGCCTCCTGAGGGGTCAACGGTGGAGATCGGTTCGCCGACGATCCCGTCGCGTCTCGTGGTCGACGGCTTCGGCCTCGAGGTCCCCGCTGCGACCTCACAGTCGCTATCGGTCCCGGCTTCGAGTGGTGGCGGCACGGCGGGGCGCACGGACCTCATCGTGGGCCGCCTCACGACCGGACCCACGAACCTCGAGCTGTACCGCATCCAGGGCACGGAAGGCTCGACGGCGCTGCCCGCAGCCTCGTATAACCCGACGGGCACGCGGGACCTGCTGCTGTACGCGATCCGCCGCATCGAGGGCGAGGGGCTGAACGAGGCCATCGTGACCGACCTGCGGTCCCGCATCGGCCACCATCACCTCGTTCCCGCGGGTGCCTCGCTCCCGGCCAACGCACCGCTCGGCGACACGGCGACACGTGCGGGCACGAAGTGGCGTCGGGACGTCGTGGGCTCTGCCGTGGACTGGGTCCAGGAGTGGAGCCCGCCCAACGCCACGGGCGTGACCGTCTTCGACACGGGCTGGGTCTCGCTGATTCCCCAGCTGGGGTGGGAGCACGTGCCCGGGCGCACCGCGAGCGTGCGCCGGGTCGGGACCAGCGTCGGGTTCCGCGGCGCTGTCCGGCCGGCCTCCGGAAATCCTGCGGTCGGCACCCACACCCCGGCGCGGGTCCCCTCAGGGATCGGGTGCCGACCGACGGCGATGTCGCGGTGGTCCACGATGACGTTCTCTGACGGGACGGCCGTCCGCGTGGTGCTCGGCACTGACGGACTGATCCAGTTCGTGGACCTCACTGGCGCGGGTGCATCGCTCCAGGTCGACGCCTGCGGCTTCACGACCGACTGAGAGGCCTGACCTATGTACCCGATCTACCCGGCGTGGGTGCTCGACGCGACGACCCTGGAGCCCAACACCGCACTCAAGGGCCAACAGGTCCAGGTAGTCACGCGCAACACCACGACCCCGTACCCGATCTTCGACGCGGCCGGGGACCCGATCCCGTCGTCTCTGGTAACGGTGACGCAGGCGGCCACGACGCCTACGGTCTACATCGACACTGAGAATCCCGAGACCGTCCTCGTGGACTGGTACGACGCCGGGTCAGGTCTGCGCGGACCGATCTGGTTCGAGGAGGCGTCGCGGCAGTCCGCGGCCGCCGCCCACGCAGCGGCCGACGCCGCTCTCTCCGAGCTCCAGGCCTACATCCTCGCGAACCCCGGCGGCGGCGGCGTCACCGACCACAGCCTGCTGTCCAACCTGACCACCGGTGACCCGCACACGCAGTACGACACCGCGGCGCGAAGTATGGTGCGGCACTACACGAAGGAAGAGACCGGGACGCTCGTCGCGAACGCGACTGCCGCGGCCTCGACGGCCGACCGCGACCGCGGGAGCCACACGGGCACCCAGGGCATCGAGACCGTCACCAACCTGGAGTCCCGCCTGGCCGCGCTGGAGTCCGGCGGTGGTGGTGGTTCGGGCATCCTCCTGATCCCCGCGGGCACCGAGCCTCCGCTGGGTACGTCTCCCGGGCTGCTCGGCTACATCCCGTCGGGCGTGGTCCCGGAGCCGCCGACGGTGGAGACCGTCTCTCACGACTCCGAGGGCACCACGGTCTCCTGCCCCGTCCCTGCTGGGGTGGCGATCGGCGACGCGGTGATCTTCATCCCCGGCTTCGACCCTGCCGCGACAGGTGGCGACATCTCGGTCAGCGACTCCGGGTGGGTGGAGATCATCGACTACTCCGCGAACCACACGCGGGACACGGGTGCCTACGTCTACCGCGTCACGGACTCGACGGCATTGTCCGCGCTGGGGTCGACGGTCACCGCGTCCTACGGCCAGACCGCCCGCCGCATGGGCGTCTGCTTCGTGGTCCCCGGATCGCTGGTCGCGTCCGCGTGGCCGGCATACACCTCAGGATCCAACCGGTCGGCGGCGACGATCAACTCGAACACGACGACGGGCTGCTCGATCCAGAGCTTCGCGACGGCCACCGTCCCGTTCCACAAGGTGGTCCTGTTCGTCATGCACGACGCGGCGTCCGACCCTGCCGCCTCGGACGGTTTCACCGTGCTCGGGTTCGCGACAGGTTCGGCTGGCGGTGTCGCGCCACGGACGCTGACCGTGATGATCAAGGACCTCGCTGCAACGCCGATCCCGACAGCGACCGTCACCCACTCGACCGCGTCCAGCGCCACCCACGGCGGCGGCCAGTTCATCGTCCCGGTGGCCTGATATGACGCGCATCTACATCGACCCCCTGGACTACTGGGACGGCGAGGAGAACCTCGGTCCGACGACGCTCGCCTACTGGGACGGGACGACGGCCACGCCGCTGGAGCAGCCCTTGCTGAGCATCCCTCGGGGGTACGCGAGTGTCACGGACATGCTGTCGCGGCCCATGGTCTACATGGCGCACCGCGGCGGCAGTGCGGAGTACCCGGAGCACTCGCTGAGGGCGTACACGCAGGCCGTGATCGAGGGCTTCGGCTGCCTGGAGTGGTCCACACAGCGCACGTCCGACGGCGTCTTCATCGGCTGCCACGACCCGAGCATCAACGCGGTGGTCTACGGCGGCGGGACGTTCCCGAACATCTCCGCGATGACCTGGGCGCAGATCCAGGCGCAGCAGATCAAGCCGCCGGCGGGTCACCCCGAGCGCTCCCCGCAGCCGTTCATGCGGCTGGAGGAGCTGATCGAGAAGTACGGCAAGACGCACGTCATCATGATCGACCCGAAGAACATCGGCTCGGCGCACTACGCCCAGCTGCTCAACCTGATGGACGCCAACGGCGGGCCCGCGCGCTGGATCGGCAAGTGGGTCGGGGGCAACTCGGCGTGGTCGACGGCGCTGCGGGCCCGGGGGTACAAGTCCTGGGGCGCGTTCTACTCGACCGACGACCGGACGATGGTCACCAACTCGCAGGCCCAGTGGGATGTCCTCGGGTTCAACTTCGGGGGCTCGGCGCCGCAGGAGGACTGGGACTTCATCCTCAGCTTCGGCAAGCGCGTCTGGGCTCACGTGTGCCCCGATCAGGCGTCGGTGGACACCGGCGTCGCGAAGGGTGCCACGGGCGCGCAGGTGAGCGGCACCGAGGCCGTGGACGTCTACAAGGTGTTCTGACCCCCACCACGAATGAAGGGGGCCCGTGTGGACCCGACCCTGCTCGGCACCGGCGGCATAACGCTCTTCGCCGCCGCCATCATCGGGTACCTGCTCCGGCAGAACTACGCCGACCGACGCCAGTACCAGAACCACATCGCCGAGGTGCAAACGAGCACCGCCGCGGCGATCGAGTCGGCCAAGGCCAGCCACGCCAAGGAGATCGCCGAGCTGACGGCCAAGGTCGACGCGCTCAGCACGCTCTACGAGGACGCTCGCCGCGCGAAGTGGGCAGCCGAGGACGAGGCAGCGAAGTACCGCCGGCTGTACGAGCTCGGCGCCGCCCAGGGAGGCACGACGTGACCGAAGTGGAACGGGCCGAGCAGGTCGCCCGCGAACCGCGCCGTCGGTTCAAGCAGAACATCGCCCTGGTCGCGGCCGGCATGGTGGCCTTGGCGCTATTCCTGGTGCTGTGGCACGAGACGCAGACTCGCGCCGAGACCGCGGAGACCTCTGCCGCGTCCCTGGCTGAGCAGGTGCAGCAGGCGTGTGAGTCCCAGGGCTCTCTCGACCTCGACGGCCGCGACCTGTGCAAGCAGGCCGCTGAGGTCGTGGCGAACACGCCCGTGGCGGGCCCGGCTGGCGCCCAGGGCATCCCGGGGCCACAGGGTGAGCGTGGCTTCACTGGCGCTACTGGCCCCCAGGGGCGCACCGGGCCGCCTGGAGAGACCGGACCGCGTGGACCAATCGGCCCGCGAGGTGCGCCGGGCGAGCCTGGCGACATCGGCCTCACTGGCACGGCTGGCGCCACCGGAGAGCAGGGGCCTATCGGCCTCACCGGTCCTCAGGGCATCCAGGGCATCCAAGGGCCGAAGGGCGATACCGGCGCGAAGGGCGATACCGGCGACCGTGGCCCCCAGGGCGCCGCGAAGCCCGGGACCTACGCCTGCCCCGACGGCGAGACCGTCGTGGGCTTCACCATCGCGGCCGACGGCGCCGTGACCCTGTCCTGCCGGGCGCCCACGCCGCCCGTCATCGAGCCCCCAGCGCCGAGCCCCACCCCGACCCCTTAGGAGCGACATGGCCACCTTCGCCGGCAAGACCTACACGAACGGGAACGTGCCAGCCTCGCTCCTCGCCCCGCTCGACGGCGAGAACTACGGCAAGGCGGAACTCCGTCGCGACGCAGCCGAGTCCTGGAACCGCGCGCGAGCCGAGGTCAAGGCGAAGACCGGGATCGTGCTCACGGTCCGTGGCTGGAACCGGAGCCTCGCCGAGCAGGAGCGGTTCTTCTTCGAGCGGTACTCGCGTCAGGCGAGCGGCAATGGCCCATTCGGCGACGTCCGTTGGTACAAGGGCGCGCGCTACGTGCGGACGTCCGGAGCACCGGCGGCCATCCCTGGCAACTCGAACCACGGATGGGGGGTCGCGGTCGACGTCGACGACTTCGGCGCCTACCGCACCACAGGCAACGCCCGGAGCAGGCTCGCCACTCCGATCCTCGAGAAGCACGGCTGGACCGACGACGAGGGCAGATCCATCGGCGAGCCCTGGCACCGCGTCTACAAGCCCGAGCGTGACACCCAGAAGAACGCCAAGCCCACCCAGGAGGACGACGACATGAGCGCCGCCGCAGAGAACAACATCAAGAAGATCCTCGACATCGTCGACGGCCGGGTCATCGACGGCCCGGCCGGCAAGCCGAAGGAGCAGGACCGGCTCTCGCTCACGGCCGCGCTGCGTCGCCTCCTGATCGAGAACCGCGCCGGGTTCGCCAAGGCGGAGAAGCGTGACGCGGCGCAGACCGCGATCATCCGCACCCTGGCCGAGTCCAAGGGCATCGATCCGGACACCCTGCTCAAGCTCCTCGGCGACAAGATCGACGCCGCCCTGGAGGAGGTCGTCCTTCCGCTGGAGGGCGAGATCACCCTGACCCGCAAGGAGAACTGACCGATGAGCCACCTCCCCGACAACTCCGAGATCCTGACCTTCGACCCCGTCGAGCTCCCCAGCAAGTACTCGAAGGCCATCGTCGCCATCCTGACGGCGGCCCTCACCGTGCTCGCTGCGGCGCTGACCGACGGCGTCGTGGTGCTGGACGAGCGGTTCGGCATCGGCCTGGCGCTCGTCAACGCGCTGGCCGTCTACCTGGTGCCGAACCTGCCGTCCGGCGTCGGCCGGTACGCCAAGGCGATCGTCGCCGTCGTCGGCACCGCGCTGCAGGCGGCCGTCCCGCTCATCGTGAACGGCTCGATCCCGGCGTCGTCCTGGCTCCTGGTGCTGATCGCCGCTCTCGGTGCGCTGTCCGTGGGGATCGTGCCCAACCGCCAGCCCTGAGTGTCAGACCCTCTCGCTACACTATGCACACGGTACGGGTCGGGCCGTGATGCCGACCAGAAGCGCGAGGCGCGGGGTAGCTCAGGGTTAGAGCGACGGACTTCGTGAGCCGCATGGACCCCGGTTGAACTCCGGGCCCCGCATCACCTCGCGTGGAAGCACACCCCCTCTCACCTTCGGGTGGGAGGGGGTTTTGCTATGCCCATATCCAAGCGAACGGCCGGAAACTTGGCATCTGCCGCCGGAATGTAAGCGGGGTGGGACTACGTCGTCCCGAGCAGCTGCACCCACGCCTCGGTCAGCTCTGCCAGCGCTTGCTCGAACGTCGGCGCGAAGCCCTCCTTGATCGTGTCCATGTACGAGCGCACGCCGTTGTGCTTCGGGTGGGTCCGCTGGGTCAGGTCCCACGCGAAGAAAAGGTGACCGTCGTCCGGCGACGTCGCCCGGGTGATGGTTGCCTCCACCTCGCGCGGGTCCTGCGAGCCCGTCACGGTCCAGTACCCCGTGCGTTCGCCGTCACCGTCGCCGCCCGTGACGTTCAGGGGCAGGGGTGGGGCGGGCATCTCGGCGGCCATGGGGGGGATCTTTCCACAGGTGGGGGCTTCCCGGAATGACGCGGGCCGAGTAGCGAAGGACGAATGGCTACCCTAATGGCTCCCTTGGCCTGTTTTAGGCAGCTATGGCCGGGCAAGAGGAAGGCCCCGGAACCGTTGAGATTCCGGGGCCGATCCACTTGAGCCGCCTGTCAGAATCGAACTGACGACCTTCTCATTACGAGTGATAGGATAGGGGTCAGTTATGGCACACTAAAAGCGGTCTGACCTGCAAAGATGCGGTTATGGCATATGCACCCGTAGGCTCTGAATGGCTCCCCCGATGGCTCCCTACGAGAGGCCGAACGATGCCCCAGAGGCTCAAAGGAACCGGCACCGTGTTCCAGGAGTGCACACCCACCTGCCCCCCGTCCGTCGCCGCCGTCGGCGAGGACGGGAAGACCCGTAAGGTCCGACCCAAGCACAAGTGCCCCGGGCGGTGGGTCGGCACCTACGACGCCGGCTTCACCAAGCGCGGCACCCGGCGGCGACCCAAGGTCACCGCGACCACGAAGAAGGGTGCCGAGCAGAAGCTGCGCCAGGCGCTGCTCAAGGTCCAGGACGGCGAGGGTGCAGCCGCCGGCGGGAAGTCCACCGTGAAGGCATGGGCCGAGCGTTGGCTGGAGAACCGGGTCGACACCATGCGCCCCCGGACATGGGCCACGGACCGGTCACAGATCCGCAACTCGATCATCCCGTCGATCGGGCACCGGCGGCTCGACCAGCTCTCCCCGGCGGACGTGCGAGCTCTGCACCGCTACATGGACGTCGCGGGCGCCCAGCCGTCGTCGGTGCAGCGCGCGCACGCGGTGCTGCTCAAGATGCTGCGCGACGCCATCATGGAGGGATACGCCGTCCCGCAGCGCGTGCTGCTCGTGGAAGGCCCGGGGGCCGGCGAGAACGACCGCGACGCGATCCCGCTGCCGGACGCGCTGGCCATCCTGCAGGTGGCCTCCCAGCGCCCGGATGCGTCCCGCTGGGTGGCCGCTCTGCTCCAGGGCATGCGGCCTGGGGAATGCCTCGGCCTGACGTGGGACGCCGTCGACCTCGAGGCCGGTCACCTCGACGTCTCCTGGCAGCTCCAGCCTCTGCCCTACCGCGTCGCTCGTGACCGCACCTCGGGCTTCCGGGTGCCCCGCGGGTACGAAGCGCGGCAGCTCGCCGGCGCCACGCACCTTGTGCGGCCGAAGACGAAGTCAGGCAAGCGCGTGATCCCGCTTGTGCCGTGGATGGCCTCGGCACTGACCACCTGGCGCGAGGCGGCACCGAAGTCCCCACACGGCCTGGTGTGGCCGCGCCCGGACGGTAGCCCACAGGCCTCCGACGAGGACCGCGCCGTCTGGTATGAGCTCTGCCACGCTGCCCAGGTCGCGATCACCGAGCCGAACCCGGGTCGTGGGCCGGAGATCCACGGACGCCTGCCGTACGAGTACGAGGGTCGGCACACTGCGGCGACGATGCTGCGGGCTGCGGGCGTGGACGACTCCACCATCACTGCGATCATGGGGCACGCCAGCATCCTGAGCACACAGGCCTACCTGCACACCGACCGGGCTCGGACGCTCGCCGCGCTGTCAACGGTTGCCGGCACGCTCGGGCTGGGGGTCGACACGGGAGAATCCGGCCTATCACCATCGTGATGTGGACATGCGTCCAACTCGTCTCACGACAGACATATCCCCCGTCGGCGACATGCCCGACGGGGGATTGTCCTGTTGGTGAGGCTTATTCCATCACTTTGCACGGGTCGTTCCACATCGCGGCATAATGCGCCATTCACCCGGGTGATTGCCGGAGAAAACGGTCTACGCAGATCCATGCATAGCGCAGGATTACCCGCTATGGGGGATTCAACGCAGGGACCCGCACTGTCGCGGGGAGGATGTCCGTTCTACTGCCCGGTGCTCGCGTGCCGGCTCAACCTTCGCCATCTGCCTGACCCACAAGCGGTGCAGGCGCCGTGTCCGCGGCGGCCTCCGGCCTGGGGTCTGATATTGAGGACATACGCTCAGAAACCTCGACCATCACAGCCCGCGGGGACATGTGAGTGAGGTTGGCTACCGCTTGGACGATGTCGAGGGATAGCTCGCGTCGGCCGATGAGCCGGTGCGAGACGTAGGCCTGTGAGCGTCCGAGGAGGTCCGCCACCTGCTGCTGGGTGATGCCATGGTCCGCCATGATGTCGCGCACTGCAGCGCTGACGGCCTGGTTGAGTGTGTCCACAGTAGCGTCAGGGTACCCGGCGGATGACATATGCACTAGACCCCAGTTTTGATACTTGCGCGGACAGTGCATATGAACTACCGTTCAGACATGCAGATCAACGCCGACACCGCCGAGACGGTCGCCATAGTCGCCGCTGAGGTGCGTGCATCCATGGCTCGCCTCAACGTCCGGCCCCACGAGATCCTCGGGAGCCTGGACATGCGGCAGCCGACGTTCTCCCGCAAGTACAACGGCGAGGTGCCGTTCACGCTCCCCGAGCTGATCCGCATCTCCCGCGCCCTCAACGTCCCGCTCGCGGAGATCGTCGCACCAGTTGACCGCGTGTCTTCTGTCGCCGCCGCCTAGTGCATATCCACTGAGTACCGAGCAAGCCAGAGGCCCGGCTCCACACCACGAGCAACCGGGCCTCCGAACGAACAGGAGAAGTATCCCATGAGCATCAAGGACAAGGTCCTCAGCATCCTCGTCGCCGAAGGCCACGACGAGCCCGTCGGCCAGATCGACCGCATGAACGGCGTCGGCACCGAGGACAAGGGCTCGGACCGATGAGCGCCGCCATGGACCACGCCCGCTCAATGATCGCCAGCTTCCGCAAGGGCTGGGAGTCCACCGGCGAGCCGATCACCCGTGAGGCGCTGCGCGACCACGCACTGTTCATGGCGGGCATCCAGCGGACCATCATCGCCGAGGAGGGCGAGCACCCGTTCAGTCGTGCGGAGCTGGAGGCATACGAGCAGATCGCCGCGGAATACGCCGCCCCCGAGGACGACGGCACCGAGGCCGAGTCGCTGGCCGAGGTGTCCGTCCCCAAGTTCCCCGACGTCCTCGTGCACGGCCGGGCAGGTGCCGCATGAGCGCCGTCCAGCCGTTCCAGTTCGACGGCGCAGACGTTCGCGTCGTGACGGACGAGCAGGGTGAGCCGTGGTTCGTGCTCGCCGACCTATGCCGGGTCCTTGGCATCGCACGGACCGCCGTCGTCGCGGCCCGTCTCGACGACGACGTGAAGGGTGTCTGTCAGACAGACACCCTTGGCGGACGCCAGAGTGTCACCACGGTGACCGAGGCCGGCATGTACGACGTCATCGTCCGCAGCGACTCCCCGGCTGCGAAGCCGTTCCGCCGCTGGGTGACGCACGAGGTGCTCCCAGCGATTCGGAAGACGGGTGGCTACCAGGTCACCGAGCTCTCCCCGCGCCAGCTCGCGCAGCTCGTCATCGCCGAGGCGGACCGCGCGGACCGCGCGGAGGCGGTGGTCGCTGAGCTGGAGCCCAAGGCGCAGGTCGCCGACCGGCTGCTCGACGCGGGCGGCGACCTCGCTGTCGCCGACGCCGCGAAGGCGCTCCGGTCCCGCGCTGGCGTCCCGATGGGCCGCGACCGCCTGTTCTCCCTGCTGCACACCCTCGGGTGGATCTACCGCGGTGGGGACGGCCGCTGGCACGCGAAGCAGACCGCGATCGAGGTCGGGCGCCTGTCGATCCTGCCGATGTCCCACTACCACCCCCGCACGGGCGAGCTGGTCCTGGACCCGCCGGCCATCCGCGTCACGCCGAAGGGGCTGCAGTACCTGCTGCGGCACCTGACCACCGCAGAGATCGGAGCCGCGTCGTGAACGCACCCATCGCCCCCGTGAGCTTCGACGTCTTCGGGGCTGGCGCCGCATCCGGTGTCTCGGTCGACGTGATCCGCCGCGCAGTCCGCGCCGGTGACCTGCCCGTGCACTACCCGAACGTCAACGGCCGACAGGTCAACAAGCCGCTCATCCTCGCCGACGACCTGCGCGCCTGGGTTGAGCGCGGCAAGACCGAGCGCATCCCCGCCTGAGCCAACCGGCCCCAGGCGCAGCAACGCCGACCCGCCCCTGGCATGTGAGTCCCGGACGGATCGGCGCCACCACTGAGGAGTATCGCATGTCGAACCACACGAACGACCCCACCGGCGCCCTCGCCGGCGAGTGGCAGTACGGCTTCCCGAACGGTGAGCCCGAGGAGGGCCCGCCCCAGCGTCTCGCCGGCGCCACCCTCCCCGCCACGGACGAGACCGCAGAGGCCGTGCGCACCCGCGGCGCCCGCCACATCGAGATGGAGGCGTGATGAGCGACACGACCCAGGACCACGGCCCTCTCGCCGCACCCCTGTCCGACCGCACGCTCGCCAAGGTGCTGTCCCGCCCGGCCCATGTGCCGCATGAGACCCCGAGCATCGTCGAGCTGGACCGTCAGGAGGCACGGGCACGGGTGCTCGATGCCGCATTCATCTACGAGGACGCGTCACGAGGCCGAGACGTCGAAGCGGAGATCGAGGCGCGCGACGCCTTCTTTGCCCGCGTCCGTGAGTGCCGGAAGGTGGTGCTGTCATGACCGGCCGCCACACCCGCAGGCCGGCATGGCTGACCCGCCTGCGCGCACCCCTCGCCACCACCAGCGTGGGCCGGGAACTCCCGGAGTTCAGGCTGGACTCGAATCCGCTGTCCGAGGCGGACGTGCGCGGCGTGCTGAACCGGATCGCTGGCGGCCTCTGGCTGACCGTGCTCGCCGGGCCCAAGCCGTTCGGGGCAGCCAAGCGGACGGAGAAGGAGGCGCTGGAGCACCTCGCCCCCCGCCGACGCACCGCCAAGTCGACCTTCGCGAGCCGCCTCCGCAACCTCCGCCCGCCCACGTTCACCGGCTCCGTCCTGCGCCCCCCGAGCGAGCGCGTCTACCGCGCCGGGTTCTCAGCCCTGCTCGGCGTCCTCATCGGCTACGGCTACGGCGCGATGACCCTCGACGCCCCGCAGTCCTGCGCAAAGGCGTTCACCCTGGCCGACCGCACCTTCGTCGACTACGAGAACGTCACGACCGCCGTGGTCATGATGAAGACCCGTGGCCAGTCCGAGTACAAGGGCCACGAGGCTGACGCGATCCAGCTCTGGGACGACATCGACGCGGCGAAGGCTGACTACCGCGACGCCAAGGCCTCGTGTGTGGGCGGTGCGTCATGAGCATCAAGACCACACCCGGCATCGAACGCGGCATCGAGGCACTGCGCAACGCGGATGACTGCGGCCTTGACGATGACGTCGTCATCCGCAACACCCTCGCCGCCGTGCTGGATGACCTGGACGACCTCGCGCGTATCTTGCGCGGCACCGAACCCCAGGCGTGGCGCACCGTCGACCCGGACACGAAGGCTCGTTGGACCGTCGAGGCACGCCGCGTCCGCACCGCACTCCTCGGAGCAGACTCATGAGCGCGCCGAAGCGGATCCAGCGGAAGCGGACCAAGGGCTGGCGGATGCCGGATGGCGCCGTCTACGTGGGCCGTGGCTCCCGGTGGGGCAACCCGTTCCGCGTCGGCGACCCTGACGCCTACTGGGTGGGTCCGGGTTGGCCCAGCCCGCAGAGGCCGATCCCGATCCCGGTCATGGATGCCCAGCATGTGGTGGACATCTACCGCTCGATGGTCCTGACGAACAACGCGCCGCGCTTCTCGCATGAGGAGGTCGTCGCCGAGCTCGCCGACCGCGACCTCGCGTGCTGGTGCCCGCTCGGCCAGCCGTGCCACGCGGACGTTCTGCTGGAGATCGCGAACGGAGCGGACTCGTGACCCGCCATCACGCCCACACGAGCAACCACCTCATCATGGCCCTGGGCGCCGTCGTCGTCCTGGTCTTCGGGGCATGGTCCGTCGTCGGCCTGGTCCGGATGCTCGGAGGTGCGTCATGAGCACTTTCGACCGCGAAGGCATGGCGACCATGGGAGGTCGCGGCAAGGACCCCGACCTCTTGGCCCGGATAGCGCAGCAGCGCAACGCACCGGCTCGCCATGTGGTCCACATCACCAGCACCCAGACATGGACTACCCCGACACCGGGTATGACCGCCCGCGAGGCGTTCGAGGCTCGGGTGAAGCGGCTCCGCGACGCCGGTCGCCCGCATCAGGCCGACAGCGCCTCCCTGACCATCACCTACGAACGCACGGTCGACGAGATCACCACCACCGTCCACCTGAGCTACACGGAGGTGGCCCCATGAGGCACCCCGAAGGCGGCGGCTGGCGCTGCAGTTATGGCACGTGGCACGGAATCGACGAGCACTGCCGGTGCGCCCCGTCGCGCTCGCACCTCACGGCGGCCGTCGCTGACCCCGCAGCCCTTCCTGCCGAGCGACCTGGCACGACCGTTCGCTACCACATCGACGAGCACCGGACGCCGTGCCTGCGCGCCGTCACCCACCCCGCCGAGACCGTCGTCCGGCGTCCCCACTTCGCGAAGGAAGCCACAGCATGAGCACCGACATTAAGCCCGGGCAGGTCTGGGCATGGCAGGACACCTACGACGCCAAGGGCCCGCACGGCTCCACGTTCGAGATCATCGAGGCCGGAACCGACGTCACCTACCGATACCTGGACACCGCCGGCTTCGACCCGGAGGTGCCGCGCGCAGCCTCGGCCGAGGTCGTCAGGGCGAACGCCAACCTCGTCCGGTGTGTCTGCCGAGCCGGGACCGAGGACACGTGCAACCAGCACTCGGCCACCCCCGCCCCGCTCGACCCGTCGAAGGTCAAGGCGGGCGACACGGTGACGGTCACGGTCAAGGCGGAGAACCCCGAGTTCCGCGACTTCTTCATCACGGGCGAGGTCTACAACCCCGGCGGCACCGGTCTGTACGTCGGCGGGTGGCCCGTCCGGGAGCACCCCTCGGTCACCCTCACCGCCCACCAGCCCGCGCCCAAGCCCGAGTGGCAGCCGCGGACGACCGGCGTGGCGATCGTTCGCGGCGTCCCGCGAAGGCACGTGATCCGCCTGGCCCCGAACACGCAGGACGGCGAGGGCGGCTACGCCTGGGCCTCGGTCGACCTGATCGATGGCCCACGCCGAGAGATCAACGGCTACGACGGCACGTTCCTCCACACGGAGGGCGACGTCATCGACTTCCTGCCGGACAGCCCGACGACCACGCTCAAGGTCACGAAGGGCCGTGACGCAGGAGGAGATGGCCGCCGCGCTCGCCCAGCACTACGGCGACTACACGGATATCGACGACGCCGACCCGAGCACCAGCGAGAACTACCGGTCCGACGCGCGCTCCATCCTCGCCATCCTGGGCGGTGGGGAGTGATGAACACCGCCATCGACTTCCACCGCCCCGAGCCCGAGGCCCAGGCCTACGTCGACGAGGTCCCCAAGGACGGTCTCGTCATCGTCGACCACGGCGACATCCACGACGCCCGCCGCCTGCCCGAGCAGTTCACGGTGTGCTTCTGCTCGAACGGACAGCACCGCGACGGCCAGGCCGACCGCTGGGGCATGCACGCCGGCCAGGCCGCCGCCGACCGCGAGGCGCACATCACCGGCGGCCACATCCTGGCCCGCGAGCTGTTCTCGGTCACGAGGGTGGTGCAGCGCTGATGGCCACCAAGACCAAGGCCGCACCCAAGCCGAAACTCGCCCGCACCGACTACACGGTCTGTGTGTGCACGGACGACCAGCACGCCGTCGTCCACCACCGCACACCCGCCCGGCCGGTCAAGCCGACGGCCGCCGTCGTCGACCGGTACTTCGGGCACGTCATCGAGCACACCATCACGTGGACGCCGTGGAAGGCCTCGGCATGAGCGCGGCGAAGGAGCAGTTCACCGAGCGCCAGGCCCGCGGCTGGCTCGAAGCCATCGCCGACATCCACGCGCAGGGCGTGGAACCCAGCGACAACCCCGACGGGTACGGGTGGGTCCTGGAGTTCGCCGAGGAGACCCGCCCCGGACGCGGTCACGACCTCAACGCGGTCTGGACCGACGGCGAACACTTCGTCCAGATCTTGGTCGACGTGTACGGCTCGTGGTCCGCCATCGTCGCCGAGCTCGACTGGCTGCACGCCAGCAGCGACGAGGAGTGCGGCTGCGACCGCTGCGTCGCCGAGCGCGCTGACGATGTCCTGGACAATGCCAAGCCGACCGGGCGCGACCTGGTCGACGTCGACGTCTCGGGAGGCGTTCTGTGACCGCCTGGTGGGAAGGCCCCCTCGCGGCCTTCGACACGGAGACCACCGGCACGGACGTCGAGCAGGACCGCATCGTCACCGCCGTACTCGACGTGTACGACGCGGACGGGACGCAGACCGAGTCGCTGGACCTGCTGATCAATCCGGGCATCGAGATCCCCGCCGCGGCGACCGCGATCAACAAGATCACCACGGAGCAGGTCCAGGCGGACGGCATCGAACCCGTCCCCGCGCTGCGCATCCTGCTCGCAGCGATCGAGGACGTCTGGGAGCGCAAGATCCCGATCGTCGCCTACAACGCGTCGTTCGACTTCACGATCGCGGACCGCGAGTTCCGGCGCCACCTCGGCAAGCCGCTGGTGCTGGCCGGCCCGGTCATCGACCCGATGGTCATCGACAAGCAGGTCGACCGGTACGTCAAGGGCTCCGGCCAGCGCCAGCTCGGCCCGACGTGCGCGCGGTACGGCGTCGAGCTGGAGAACTGGCACACGGCTGGCGCCGACGCGTACGCCGCGCAGGCCCTGGCCCGGCGCATGGGCGAGCAGCACGACGCCCAGATGCCGAGCACGCTCCAGGACCTGTGGCGCTGGCAGGTCTCGCTCCGCCGCGACCAGGCCGCCGACCTGCAGCAGTACTTCGCCCGCAAGGGGCAGACGAACGACGACGGCTCGCTGATCGTCATCGACGGCCAGTGGCCGATGCAGGCGTGGACGGGCGGTGCGGCATGAGCGGCCTCGACCAGCTCCGGCTCGGCACTCCGGTCCGCTTCAAGCGACCCCTGCGCCGCGCCTGCCCGCCGGCCACCCCCCGCCGGAAGGTCTGGGAGCCGGACCCGTACATGACCGGGACGTACGGCGGCATCGTCGTCGGCCTCCGGACCCTGTCCGACGGCGAGACGTTCGGCGGCTGGGATGAGCCCCTCACGTACCGGCCAGAGCGGCACTACCGCGCCGTGCTCGTCGTCGAGGGCCTGCATCGCAAGCCCGTGCTCGTCCTGCCCGAGAACGTGGAGGTCATCCAGTGAGCACCCCTCCCCAGCGCCCCGAGGACTGGACGCCCGAAGCCCTGGACCGGCTGCGCGACGCCATCAAGGCCGAGCCGCGTGTGAAGAACGAGCAGGCCAACCCGAGCAAGGGAGGTGACGACCAGTGATCAGGCACACCTGCGGTTCCGTCATCCCCGCCGACGTCGGGACGTACGTGAGACACCTCGCGTCTTGCCCCGAGACGAAGGACGAGATCAAGGCGTGGTGCGGTGCGGTCGTCTCGGCCGTCGAGTACGAGGTCGCGCTGGACGAGACGCCGCCCGAGACAGCGACCGAGACACGGGACCTGACTCCGGCCGAGATGGCGGCCATGCGAGACGCGGGCGAGTCGCTGCGAGACATCGCGAACCTCGCCGGCGTCGCACCCGAGACGGTGCGACGCCGCATCAAGAAGCACGAGAGGGGCGAGTCATGAGCACCGAGACAGACCTGCCCCAGTCCGCCCGCGCGCTGCTCGTCGGCGCCGGGATCCGCCTGGACGTGTTCGACACCGAAATCCAGTTCGCCCGCATCGAGGCGACGTACGACGAGAAGGAGGTCACCTCGTGACCGGACCCAAGCCAGGCAGCGCCGAGTGGCTCAAGTACATGACCGCCAGCAAGATCTCCGCCGTCGTCGGCACGTCGCCGTACGAGTCCCGGTTCTCGCTCTGGCACCGCATGCACGGCGACCTCGAGCCCCAGCCGCAGACCGCCGTCATGACGTACGGGCACTACCTCGAGCCCGTGCTGCTCCAGTGGTTCGCCGACCAGCACCCCGAGTTCACGGTGCGCCCCGGTGCGTGGGCCGAGCGAGACGGGTGGGCCGGCGCCACGCCGGACGGCGTCTACCACGGCGAGGACGAGCCGTTCAGCAACCTCGTCCAAGCCAAGACGTCTCGCCTGTCTTGGGAGTGGGCGGCCGGTGTCCCGGTCGGCTACTACGACCAGGTCCAGTGGGAACTCTGGGTCACCGGTGCGCAGCGCTGCTACGTCGTGGCCGACGTCTCCATGGAGTTCGTCGAGCACCTCGTCGAGCGTGACAACGACCGCATCGAGTACCTGGTGGCCGAGGCGCGCGCGTTCATGGACTCGCTCAAGGCCGGTGTCGCGCCCCTGCTCGACGGCTCGGAGCACACGTACCAGGCGATCCGCCAGCTGCACCCGGACATCGACCCCGAGTCGGTAGACGTCCCCGAGGAGCTGGCCGTGCGCTGGCTCGACGCCCGGGAGCAGGTCACCGGCGCCACCGAGGCCGAGCAGCTCGCTAAGAACGAGATCGCCGACCTCATGGGCAACGCCCAGCGCGCCGTCTGGAACGACATCACCCTCCTGACCCGCCAGGCGCGCAACGGCGGCACCCCCTTCCTCAAGGCAGCCAACGGGCTGCCCAGCACCCGAAAGGCCGCAGCATGAGCGCCGACCTCGTCATCCGCCAGCACGCCACCGAACTGACCGGCGTCCTCCCCTCCCACCTCGCCGAGAAGTCCGACGGGTGGCTCAACGCCGCCGTCGCCGCTGTCCGCAAGTCCAAGGACCTGTGGGCCGCCGCGAACAACGATCCCGGCTCGGCGATGAACGCCCTGTCCGAGGCCGCGCGCCTGGGACTGCAGCCCGGCTCGAAGGAGTACTACCTCACCGTCCGCTCCGGGAAGATCCAGGGCATCGTCGGCTACCAGGGCGAGATCGAGCTCATGTACCGCGCCGGCGCCGTGTCCTCCGTGATCGTCGAGCCGGTGTTCGTCAACGACGGGTTCGACTACACGCCCGGCGTCGACGACCGCCCCCGGCACCGCATCGACTGGGATGCCGACGACCGCGGCGCGATCCGCCTCGCCTACGCCTACGCCGTCATGAAGGACGGCGCGATCTCCAAGGTGGTCGTCGTCAACAAGGCGCGCATCGAGCGGGCCAAGAAGGCGTCCTCCACCGCCGGGAAGTCGTTCAGCCCGTGGTCCTCCGACGAGGTCGCCATGTGGATGAAGACCGCCGCGCACGACCTCGCGAAGTGGGTCCCGACGTCGGCCGAGTACATCCGCGAGCAGCTGCGCGCCGTCAAGGAGGTCGCCAGCGAGCCCGTGCGCGTCGAGGCCGCCGCCGCGCCGGTCACCGAGCCCGTGGACGTGACCTACGC